ACGTGGTGAACTATGCAAAAGATGTTGGCATGGAACATTGTGAGCACAAGGACTCTCCAGTGGGTAAGATTTTCCAGGTCTATGCACTCGAAGAAAGCAGTAAAGGCAAACTACGTTTAGGTAAAGTAGGTGAACGGCGGTTTGATAAGGATGAAGCAGATGTCTAACTTTATTGATTTTGAGCAAGAGCTTATAATTCTGAAGCAAAACACTGAGCACACTGCCAAAATAACCTTGTGTGTTCTTACCAGGGAGTTAGAGTTTAGTTTTGTGCTTGGAGGAGTAACATACAGCAGGTCTGTAAGCTATTCAGATTGCTTGCATAACTTTAGGCCAAACATATTAGATAAAGTTAAACACTGCCAAGAGCTAATGAAAGAGGCTTATGGTACAAGTGGCCCAGGAAGTAAGTTAACTTACTCAGGTTAAGCTTAGATTAAACTAGGAGGCAGTATGATTCAACTTGATGGCGGCATTATGCTGCCTATACCTAAACGTGCAAAAGGGTTCACAAGACCCGAAGATGTAAACCAGAGACATTGGGACAAGTACAAGGTAGGTAGATGGGAGAGAGCTTACATGCATTGCCTGTACTCTCTACCTCTGCATTTTGACTTACCACTGCACTCAGTAGTACCTAGAATGGCCAAAAAGATGTTGGATGCTTCAGACCCTTTCAATGTAGCACTTCGCTTCATGGGAGAGATGGAACTTTCTGGCTATGTTAAGTTTGAAAGAGGTATGGATGAGAGAGTAGTCTTGCCTACACAGAAGTTTCTTGACCTTGACCTAGATTGTGAGCGAGCACCAGACTCCGCAGTGTCCTTCCCTAAGCTTGAGGGCGAGGAGATACCAAGGGCTCCAATAAGAGGAGGCATTAGTGACGCTAAGAACCGTAGTGTCGCACACATAACATCTGATATGGCTAGTGAAGAGTTTGAAACTAACTCCTTCATACTTAATATACTGGCTAAGTTCCCTCCAGAGTTTGACAAGACCTCCTCCGCATACATGTACAAGAGAGCTTTGTCATCTGCTAAGAAGTTTCTGGGTAAGAAGTTTAGATTTCCCTACTTCCTAGATAGCAGATCAAGAATGTACACCGACACCACATGTGGCTTTAGTCCACAAGGTGCCGACCAAGAGAAAGCAATGGTAGTACCTACCTATGCTGAACCATTAACTAGAGATGGATTTGTTACTCTTATCGAAACTGCACATGGATACTCAGAGATTGAGTGGACTGTAAATGAAATGATAAGCCATGCTGAAGATCCAGAAGGAACGAAAGATGTTTGGGCGAAAGCTGATAAACCGTACTGCTATTTGGGTTGTGCTGACCTTATACGTAGATATTATCTTGATGACAGCACTCCCCTTCCTGCCTTTATACCCTTGGATGGCCGTTGTTCTGGTCTCCAACATTGGTCTGCTGTGGTACGTAGCAATGCGATCACTAAGCACTTGGGGATGCATGTTGAGGAAGCAAACCTTGACATCTATGAGAAAGTAGCAAGTGACTGGAAAGATACTCTTCCTGTTGAGTGGAAATACCTAGCTACCAGGAAAGCAGCTAAGATACCTGTAATGACCTGGGGATACAATGCAACCATGATGACCTCTATGGAGCACATGTCTAAACTGTTTGGAGCTAAATCCAAGTGGAATGATGACGTAGGCGCATACGAGACAGTGGGAGAGGGGCTAGAACGAGGCGTGACAAGCCGTTTTGGTGCTCAGCTGTACAATCAGCTGCAAGACACTCTCGGGCCGCTACAAAGTGCTGTGACATGGGTTAGTGATGCAGCTACAAAGATATCTAAGGATGGAAATGTAGAAATACGTTGGCCTACTCCTGATGGCTTCACTTGTCTACAACGTAAAGTTAAGGGCGAGCGCAAGGATCTGGACTGCAAGCTATCAAATGGTGACAGATTCCAACTAGATATTATGGATTTCTCAAAAGAAACCCCAAATACTGGAAAGCATAGGTCAGCGATAGCCCCAAATGTAATTCATAGTCTTGACGCTACACACCTCAGAATGGTCGCTAGGAGGCTTAAAGATTTGGGCCTACCGATGGTATTCATTCACGATTCTTTTGCGACACACGTTAACCACCGCAAGGCATTGTACGATATTATCATTGAGACTTTCATAGAGCTGTACAGCAGAGAGTATCTACAGGAATTAAAAGAGTACTGGGAAGAAATGTATGGTGTGGAATTAGATTCACCACCTATACTTGGAGACTGGGAACCCGAGTCAATTAAAGGCTTAGAAAGGTTCTTTTTGTAAATGTATCCAGAATACCCGCTAATGGTAAGACTTTCCCAAAAACCCGCTACCACCTCGACTTGATTAGAGGGAGGGGTTTGGGGAGGTCTAATTAGCACTTAGGAGAATCTATGATTAACGAAATAGTAATTTCAAATGAACATGAGTTAATAGCTCAGGCTATGGTACAAACTCGTGGTGATCTTGCAAAAGCATCTAGGTTTGATCAAGTGGCTTACAATGCAATGAGCTTAAGAGCTATTGTAAAGAACAACCCAGAAATACGACAGCGGTATCATGAGTTGCTTGCAGAAGAAATGCAAGAAAGTGGTCTACATATAGCTGAAAGAATTCTAAACATGTCTAGCCTACAGCAACAAGCTATGGGTGGCAAGATGATGGTGACCAATGAGTTAGGCAATGAAGAAGAGATAGACATGCCTGCTGATATCAAAACAGTTATTGAGTTATCAAAAGAAATTTCTAGGCTTATAGCAGAGGGTAAAGGCCAACCAATGTCTGCTAAGTCTACAGTAATATTAGCGAGCAAGGAGGATGCCAAGGAGTTATTGGAGTCCTTCTTAAACTCGTGAGCAATATTAGCAAGATGAGCGATCATGAAGTTGACGCTCTTCGAGAATACCTAACCAGTGATTTTGAGGCTTTTTCTAAATTCTGCTTTAAGATCATGACAGGTCAAAAACTACTTCATGTTGATTACTATGTTATTTTATTTGATGCGATCCAACAGTTGATCGACCAAGAAACAACACGCATGATAATCAACATTCCACCACGCGCTGGCAAGACACTTCTAATAAGTATCTTCTTGCCTCTATTTGCGTGGGTTAGAAACCCTAGTGGGCAAACTATACTCACAGGGTTTAACTCAGATGTACTAGCGGAATGCTCAGGCTATATCAGAACAATAATGAGCGATGATGACTTCCGCAGAGTCTTTCCAGATGTTGTGATAGACAACAACAAGAAATCTGTAGAGCGGCTAGGTACTATGAGTGCTGGAGTGCTTCACGCAATTCCAACTACCGGTAAAATGACTGGTAAGGGTTGTGGAGCACTGGTAGAAGGTTTTGCTGGGCTAATGGCAATTGATGATGTTATTAAACCTGATGATGCCAACTCCCCAACAGAGCGTGACAAAATAAACAATCGGTTCAGCAACACTTTATTATCTAGGTTAGCTACTGAGACTACTCCGTTAGCTATTATTATGCAAAGACTGCATTCCGATGACCTGTGTGGCTACCTGATGAAAGGTGGCTCAAGTGATACCTACAAGTGGTTGAACATACCAGGGATAATTACGAAGGATACAGGTAGTCAGGAATGGTATGATAAGCAAATAGAAGAGTTTGGCTACACACACGTTGAGCCAATGCTTTACTCTTTGCCTGAGTCAGAACACCGAGTGTATGAAGAGAAAATGTTTGAAGGTAAGCTGCAATTTATATCCAGCTTCTGGAGTATTCGCAAGACTGTTGATACTCTGTTAGGCTTATGTGAGAAAGATGCATACACCTTCTACTCTCAGTACATGGGTAAACCTATAGGTAAAGGCAAGGCAGCTATGTCTGTGGACTACATGAGGACGTACACCGACCTTGATGAGTTCCGCATACGGTATACCTTCCTTACTAGTGATACTGCATCAACAACAAAAGACTACTCTGACTATACCGTAGCTTGCCTATGGGGAGTCACTACATGTAGCAAGTTGGTGTTGATGGATGTTATCATAGATAAATGGTTAGTACCTGACCTAATACCAGCAATGAGGAACTTTTGGAAGAAGCACAACGTGTTTAATCCAAACAAACCTACTTGGAAACCTAGAGGGTTCTATATAGAAGATAAGTCTTCTGGTTTATTCCTGAACCAACAGTTCTTAAAAGATGGTACTGTAAATGTAAAACCGGTACCCAGGGATGGTACAGCCAACAACGATAAGTTTTCTAGGTTCTTAAACACTATACCCTACTTCAAAGAGGGGAGAATAGTGCTACCTAGACTTAGTGAACACTACCCTTACATGTTGAGGGAGTTGTTAGGTCAATCAGAGCTAGGTTCAGCAACAGGACACGATGACTTCGCTGACAATGTTAGTGATGCAGTCGCTGTAGCCTTTGCACAACAACAAATGAGCTATGAAGCTTGGAGTTAGAGAAACTATGAGTATAAAAACAAGATTAGACGGAAGATCAGAGGATAATAACCTGATCCAAATAAAGACTCCTGAAGGTGAGATAGTAGCTGAAGTTAAGTTGCTAGACCTGAAGGGGTCAACACTTAGTATTTCTACTCTGCCTGGACTTCACCTTGAAAAGCCAAGTGGGTGGACTTCCAAATAAGGAGCTGTGAATGCTGTTAGGAAGTAGTTGGACAAAAGTAACCACTGTGATTGGGTATGGAGCACAGATACAAAAGCATGGCTTAGTAAACATCCAAGTGGCTTACTCTGCAACAAGTCCGGTTGGAACCAGTATCCATGTAATAAGGGATGGAAACTTAAAGACTTTCCAAGACACCCTACCTTCAGACTTTATATGGGCTAGGTCTCTAGTAAGAGATACTACCATATCCGTAGTTGAGATAGACCTAACAGTTGGGCCAACAAAACGGGTAGTTATCAGTAGAGTAGAAGATTTTCCAACAACACTTCTTAGCACTGTGCAGTACTTTATAGATGGTAGAGTGCAGATGGGTGCAAGGTCTCTTGAAGTACCTGCTGATGGCTTACACTTAGCTGGGCTTGACTTTGAGTTGTCCTTCCTTGTTTCAGATGAACCTAACTACACAATGTTTACTTCACCTGTAGGTGGAAGCGGGGATGTGTTGGGATTGGACTATGCAGTCACTGTATCCGGTGCAAACTCTAGGGTGTATGATATAACAGACTCAACAGGCTTCCATGCCATTGAAGTGTCTAGGATAAACTACATTGACTGCACAAGTCTAGGAGTTATTACTGATTACAGGCAAGGCTTAGAAACTGGTACTGGCAGGTTTGGTGGCACACCTTCCCTGACCTTAGCAGGTAATTGGGTGGGTGGCTTTAGGTTGACCACTACAATAGTGAGAAGCCTTGACGCAAGTATGACAGAGCCTCTATTTAAAGCTGGAGCAGGCTTCAGTATGGACAGTAGGTTCCTAACAGACATAAATGTAGACCTACCTCCTTTGGCAGCTTTGGCAGATTTTAGTACTTCACATTTTCCAAACCCAAGTACTTTCCAAGTGCAGGGAGCTATAATCACACGAGGGTTTAACACTAACGCAGATGATAGTAACATATTCCCCAACATGCTACCATCTGATCTAGCAGCCTCTTGGACTAATAACCAAGGAGTGAGGAATACTTTTACGGGTGGAAGGTGTGTTATAAGTGCTGAGGTTGACACGATCATAGCTGTTGAGGATGAATTTGTGCCTTTGGCTGGAACAAGAACTGCCTCAGAGCTGCAACATTTTGATAGTCCTGTAAACGGACAACTTAGGCAACTTGGGAATAACCCAAGAGAGTACACAGTAGTCGCAGATAAGACCCTGAAAGGCAGAGCAAATGACGACCTAACCTTAAAACTAGTGCGTTGGGATGACAGTTCATCTACGTTTGTAACCGAGTATACTCAGACTAGGCCAGTAAATAACCTCTCTGGAGGTCGTGATGTGGCCTTCTTTACAATAATGGCTAGAGTAGAAATGGATGCAGACGACTATGTATTCTTTGAAGTAGCCAATAACACAGGTACCGACAATGTTACCGCACAAGCAGATTCATTCTTTGTGGTACAACAAAGGTAATTAATTAACAGGAGAATTAGATGGCCACAGACGAAACTAAAGCTATTGTTTCTGTCTCGCAGGAGACAAAACCAGTAAGCTTATTTGATGGCCTATCAAACCTAGCCACTGGTTTAGGCGGCGCAAAAGATAAGTCTTCATACAATGAGTGGAATCACTCAGGAGCTAACTACGACCACGTTTCTCTATCAGTACGTTATCGTGAAGATTGGCTAAGCCAAAAGGTTTGCCAAATAGTTCCTCAAGACATGACCCGAGAGTGGAGGAATTTTGAAAGTGAAGAGGCCAAAGAAGCTGATGATC